AAACGCACAAGTAAGAAAAGTTAATCTAACTAAAATGCATAAGATATACAACAATGATATTTGTTTCATCTTATCTATATATTCTACACAAATTGATTTAAAATTGAATGAATATATTATAAGTATAGTAATATGACAAATTCAAATAATAGCGCTAGAAATACTGCTAGAAATACTGCTGGATTTAGTGGAGTAGGTGTTGTTCAAATCGTATTTCTCATACTAAAATTATGTAAAATTGCACCAATAGGAAAGTGGTCCTGGTGGAAAGTAATGCTTCCTACGGAATGTATTGTGGGTTTATTTTGTTGTTTGGGTTGTTGCGTTGGTGGATGTGGAATTATATCATTGTGTTTAAGTGAGGATAAAAATGTTGCTAAACCAGGGATTGTATTAACAGAAGACCAACTTCGTATGTTTGAAAATTCAATTGATATGAGAGCGCTTCAACCGGTCAAGCGCAATAATGATTCAGTGGACAGTCAGGCTACAACATCACCAAGTAAACATTTTACCAAAGAATCACCAGAAGAGGAGAATATAGATAGTATAATAGAGGAACATTCCGATACCAATGTATAATTATATAATTTCTACATTTTCATCATCACTTTTATCTATGTATATTTTACTACGTATAGATTTTCTAATAAAGTAGAGTGCAGATACAGCAGAGTAATGATTAATCATTTGAAATATTTTTAGTATACCACCGGTAATACCAATAATTTCATAAAAAGAATTAGATCCTTGTGTTTTAAACAACCAATAATTATATAATCCAGTAGTTAGCAATGAGTTGGTAAATATTAAAAACCAAGTAAAAAAATTTTTAAATGCTTTTTTAGTGTTAATATCTATATCTAAAATAGGTATTTTGTTTCTATCTATAAATAAATCTTCATAATATAATGGTTTGGTTGAATTATAAGTAACCAATAAAGGAAAATTATAATAAATAATAAAGGCATCAATAAAAATAATAAGACTATCAATAGGTAGTCTATTTGGTGTAGTTATAATATAATAAGTGCCTGGTATAATTACTAATAAACTAGCACGTTTTTTGTTTAAACCTATACAATTAGTTTCTTCTATTTCGCTATCAATACTAGATATAGATTCTTGAGTATTCATAGTATATTATAAATCAAGATTATAATCATCGTCATTTCCTAGATCATCGCTCTTTATATGTGAAATTGTATTTTCAATAGTTAAATTTTCTGTAGAGCATTGCACGGTTGATTGTGTTTCTTGTAATTGAGTTAATATATCATCAGAATCTAAATTCATTTCTGAACTATTGACTGGATTATAACTACTCAAATCTAATACTACTTGGAAACAACTGGTTCCATAATAACCTTGTTGTCCACACATTACATTTGCAGAAACACCACACATTTGGTCTAATTCACCGTGTCTTGCTGCTTTTAAGAACATTTCAGGTGTTTCTTCAAAAGATGCTTTTGCTAAAGGACCAATATCATCATTGTTGATACCGTGACGAAATATAGAAATCATTTTACTACTAACAGTCATACGATCACATAACAGTGTTAAATGATGTGAATTAATGTATCCATTATCAAATACTTCTAATAATTCATTATAAATACATTGACGCGCAGCTTCAATACCCAAAACATTTTTTACTTCTTGAATATCATTGCTAATCGTTCGTGTAGTGTCTATAAAATCTAATGCTAATACACTCATTAAGTTACTTCCAACTGTATCCAATACCCACGCATAATCATTTACAAATTCATTATTTTGAACACGTATATTATTCACCAGTTTTCTTAATATGACTTTTTTGATATTTTTAGTTCCACGCAATATAATGTTTTGTAAAAGTTGATCTTGAAATGATTTTATTAAATAAATATCATCCATTTGATCTAAAGATTCTTTTTTTATTTTTTTTTTATTTAATATGTTTGGTCTGATACGCAATACTAAATTATCGTCATTATAGTCAGAAAACACACACTTTATATCTTCTTGGTGGTAATGTTTTATGGCAAAATTTACATCATCCATCGTAATATTTTTATCAAGCATAGTTTCCTTATCTAATTCTATACGAATAATCCATTTACATTCATTTGCATCAGGATCTTCTTTTGACCGATTTAAACATTCTTTTACCATATTTTGAAATTCATAATATTGATGAATCATAACAGTATCTTGTTGAATCAATGTATTTAAATCATCAGGATCAAAGTATATTTGAACGCTATTTGTAATATCCGCTAATTTAGTATGTTCAAGTTGAGTCATAATTGTTTTTGCTTTTTCTTGGTTTTGTTCTTCATATGATTTTAAGTAAATTGTCATGGATGGGTTTTTTACATTGTCGGATAATGATAATATTTCTTCTATACGAGGAACACCTCGAGTTACGTTTGATTTACTTGCTACACCAGCAAAGTGAAAAGTATTAAGCGTTAGTTGTGTAGTTGGTTCACCAATACTTTGTGCAGCTATAATTCCACACATTTCACCTGGATTAACGATTGCTTTTTTGTATGTAAGCACTATCGTTTCCAATAAAACCGTAACTGTAGATTTAGTAAAATGATCTACAAGTAGTTCTTTTGGTGATAGATAAAAGTAATACATCAGTTTAAACAATAATGTTGGTTTGAAATATGTATTGTTTTCCAATATACTATAGTAATATTCTAGTTTATTATAAATTTCAAGTGGTGTAATATCAGACATAGTTTGAGTAGTAATATGATGTTGTTCTTTTATATTACGTATAATATGTTTGAATGCGACTGGAATATGTATTTTAGTTTCATTTTGATATCGGAACACTTGTTTCATAATTTTTTCACGATGTTGAAGCATTAAATTTATATAAAAGGTTGTTTTTTCTTGAAGTGCGGAATGTTCGGCTTTGAATCGTTTTAAGGTGCCTTTGTTGTAAATAGTCGTAAATATTTCATTTGTAGTTACATCATAAGGAATAGTGAAATGTGCATAAATTTCGTCTATGGTCATTTTACATAAATGTAATTCTTGATCTTCTACCTTAATAGTGTCTATACCATCTTCACCATATTGGTATTGTATAATTCTACCTTTATTATTTCTAACAGTTCCATCATAACCAACCATTAAATCTTCCATAGATTTTACAAGACGTCTTTGAATGTAACCGGTAGTAGATGTTTTAACCGCAGTATCAATAAGACCTTCACGACCACCCTGAGCATGAAAGAATAATTCAGTTGGTTCAAGACCTTTAATAAATGAATTTTCTACAAAACCTCGTGCAGCAGGAGAATCGTCGTATTTTGTAAAATGTGGAAGAGTGCGATTTGAAAAACCATATGGAATACGTTTACCGTCTACATTTTGTTGTCCTAGACACGAAATCATCTGTGAAATATTAATATCAGATCCTTTAGATCCAGCATTTACCATAATCACGAAACGATTGTTTGCATCTAAACTTTCTTTTCCGATTTTACCGGCTTTTGAATTAGCTTCATTTAAAATGTTATTTACTTGACTTTCAAATTCATATTGATTGGTTTGCCCTGTAGTATTTTCAAATATACCAAGATGCGTTTCGTCAATAAGTTTTTTTACATCGTTTTTCTTATCTTGTATTACTTGTGTGATTTGTGATTTTGTCGTTTCATCTGCTATTAAATCACTAATACCTACGCTATAAGAATTTGATTTCATAAACTGATTTACAACATATTGTAAATCATCTATAAAATCAGAGGATTGTGAATGACCCATATCATTATTAATACGTTGGATTAATCCTGTAGAAGAACCACCAAGACAACCTTTATCTAGTTGACCTCTAAGATAATTTCCATTTTTAATTTCAATAATCCCGTTTGATGTTTTAGGGTCATCGTGACTTTTGAAACGTTTTGTTTTTTTATATATAGAAATAGGTGGTATCACTTCACTTAGAATATCGAAATTTGTAATAGTATCTTTATCAAATATACTAGGATTTAATTTATGAATTCCAGATAATAGATTCATTGCTTCACGTTTCGTATATGTTATTTTATCTTTTGTAAATAAATAAGATCCTAACAAAGAATCTTGATATATACCCACAATGGAAGAATTTGATGCTGGAGAAATTAATTGATAAGGAACTGCTGCTAATTTACGTAATTCAATTTCAGCTTGTTCATCCTGCGGCATGTGCAAATTCATTTCATCACCATCAAAATCGGCATTGTAAGGTTTCGTACAACCTACATTTAAACGAAAGGTATCTCCTTTTTCCATTACTTTTACAATATGACACATCATACTCATTCTGTGTAGGGTAGGTTGACGGTTAAATAGAACTGCATCACCATCTAACATGTGTCGATGCACAATGTCACCAGGTTCTATTTTAATTGAATTGCGATCCGCATATTTTAATGATATTTGTTCTCCATTTTTTTTCTGAAGAATTTTAGCACCAGGATATTCATTGGGACCTTTTTTTACTAAGGCAAGCAAATAGGTTTTATTACGCTGATTTACCTTAATAGGTTTTGTAATATTCATTGCTATTTTCTTAGGAACACCTAGTTGTCTAATTGAAATATTTGGGTCTGGTGTAATTACAGAACGAGCACTAAAATCAACACGTTTGCCCATTAAGTTGCCTCTTACACGTCCTGTTTTTCCATTTAAACGTTCTTTTATGGATTTTAGTGCTCTACCAGAACGTTGAGCAAATGCAGCAACTCCAGGAATTTTATTATCAATCATAGTTGCAATGAAATATTGTAATACGGTTGTCCAATCATTTATAATATTTGCAGCAGCGTTTTGTTTGATTTTATCAAGTAGGGTCTTATTTGTTTTAATAATATTGACTAGTATATGAGAAATATCATCTTCACTACGTTGTTGCGCATCGTGTTTTACGGATGGACGAACTGATGGAGGAGGAACCGCAAGCACTTGACATACCATCCACTCTGGTCTAGACCAATTAGGATTAAAACCCATAAAATTGACGTCATCGTCAGTAATTTTTTTAAATATTTTAACAACCATTTCTGGTGTAATCATTTTAGTTAATTTCGATGTGTCTGATACAACATTTTCTACATTACTCCATTCAGCAAACAATGTTGCTAAACCTTCCTTTTTTAATTTATCTGGTTGCTTACAACCGCAACCATCTTCATTACATTCACCACATCGTTTAATTTTACTTGCAATAGCGAATACTTTATTCCATCTTTTTTCAGATGTCTCAGTTAATAGATAATTATATTTATGCTTACTGATCAGTAGTTTACTACATTTTAAACAAATACAACGCAAAATTTTAATAACTTGGTTTAAATACTGTATATAAAATACGGGACGTGCAAGTTCAATATGACCAAAATATCCAGGTGTTTTAATATAATCTAAACCATCCGTAGGACATAGTAATCCTGGTTCTAATACACCCATTCGTGGGTCAAATAAGCCACCAATGACAGGTTTATTATTAATATATGTATCTCTTGAAGTAATTTCAGCAACAGAATTTTTTCTAATTTCATCAGGTGATAGTATACTAAATTGAATACCAATTATTTTTGCAACTTTTTCTTTTTCTATCATTATTTATCTATATTATATTCACATTCTTTTATTTCAATTTTGTAAAGAATGTTATAAATTGAAATATAAAAAAATAATTTTTATAAATATAAAAACATGTCAAAATCAAAGGATTCCGACTCACAATATAATCTTCGCTCAAAAGGAAATGATTCTTTAAAACAAAGCAAAGATGATGATGATTTTCCAGAAGAGTTAGAAAAATTATCTCCTGAAAAATATAAAAAACTTCTTGCAAAACTATTTCCATCTAAATATATTCAAAAACAAGTTGATGAAATTGAGGAAGATGATGATGACGAAGAGTATGAGGAAGAAGACGATGAGGAAGAAGACGATGAGGAAGAAGACGATGAGGAAGAAGAGGACTCTGATGATGAGTCGGATGAAGAGGATACAAGCGATGAAGAAGATATAAAAGCTGGTGAAAAAATAAATATTATATTGACTATTGGCGATGCTGGTAATGATAATGATAGTGATAGTGATAGTGATAGTGATAGTGATAGTGATAGTGATTATGAAACTGTATCAGAAGAAGAAGAAGAAGAAGATATTGGATATGAAGATTGGAGTAAAAAAGAGTTACGTAATGAAATTAAAGCAAGAGGATTAAAATGCAAAAATATGAAAAGTAAAACAAAAATGATAGAAACATTAGAGGAACATGATGATCTACCTTATGATGAATGGTCAAAAGAAGATTTAAAAGATGAACTTAGAATTAGAGGTATTCGTTTTAGTAAAAATGCTAAAGAAAAATCATTGATTTCTATGTTAGAACAAAATGATGCAGAAACTGCGGTAGATCAGGTGAATTCCATGCTATCTAAAAAGGAAAAATCTTTTAAAAAGGAAAAACATTCTAAGGAAAAGGATGCAGCAAATTCCTTAGTGCAGATGAAGAATGGACCTCAAGAAAAATTATCAGATAATCATGTCATAAGTCAATTTAAGGAATTAGCAGATAAACTTACTAGTAAAGATAATAAAAACAAAATGCTTGGTCGTGCGAAAACGCATATAGAAGAAATGGAGCGTGAAGTGGAAAAAAATAAAAAAAAAGAAGAGAAAAAGGAAAAAGAGAAAAATTGTAAAAAATTTAAGAAAATGATGAAAGGGAAAAATAGAATGGATGATAAAAAATATTTTGAAAAAATGGAACTTGTTCAACAAAAACGTATTATTGAAGAATTTGAAAAAATCAATGATAATTACAATCAAACAGTTCCTTATCGTTTTCAAGTACTTGAATCTGATATTTCACCTATGCATAAAACAGCAGCTATTAAAAAAATTAATTCATTAAGATATATGACTCCAGGTGAAGGTGAATATTATAAACTAAAATACTGGGTAGATGGTTTTATGAGAATTCCTTTTGGACAAACAAAGACACTACCATTGGTATTAGAAGATGGGATCGATAAAACACACGAATTTATGTTTCAAGCAAAAAAAATTTTGGATGAAGCTGTCTACGGTCTAGATGATGCAAAAATGCAAATTATGCAAATGATTGGTCAACTTATTACAAACCCAAAATCAGTTGGAACTGCTATTGCTATTAAGGGACCAATGGGAACAGGTAAAACTACACTTGTTCGTGAAGGTATTAGTAAAATATTGCAAAGACCATTTGCCTTTATAGCACTGGGAGGCGCAACAGATAGTAGTTTTCTAGAAGGTCATTCCTATACCTATGAAGGTAGTAATTGGGGTAAAATTGTAGACATATTGATGCAGAGTAAATGTATGAATCCAGTATTCTTCTTTGATGAGTTGGACAAAGTAAGTGATACACCGAAAGGTGAAGAAATCATTGGTATCTTGACTCATTTGACAGATACGAGTCAAAATTCTCAATATCATGATAAATACTTTTCCGAATTGGATTTTGATTTAAGTAAGGCATTGTTTATATTTAGTTATAATGATGAAAGTCGTGTAAATCCTATTCTTAGAGATAGAATGTATCGTATTCAAACTCAAGGATATGAAACAAAAGACAAACAAATCATTACAAAAGACTATGTTGAACCAAAAATTTGTGAAAATGTAAAAATGAAACCGGGTGATGTTGTAATTAATGATGAAGTATTAAAACATATTATAGAAAAATATACGGATGGAGAAAAAGGCGTAAGAAATCTAAAAAGATGTATTGAAATTATTTATACAAAACTAAATTTGTATCGTTTAATGAAACCAGAATCTCAATTGTTTAAAGAGGAAAAATCATTAGAAGTGAAATTTCCTTACAATGTTACGACGGAAATAGTAGATAAATTAATAAAAATTGCTGATAAAGAAGAAAAAACATATCTAAACTTTTACATATAATTAAATAAAAATAAAATTAATATAATATTACTAGTTAATATATGAACGATATAGATGTATTTGTAATAGCTGGTGGAAAGTGTGGTAGCAGTACATTAAAAAAAACATTTTTAAATTTAAATATGAATACAATTAAATCACATAATCCAAATTGTTTTAAAAAACAATTTGGATATGATGGTTTTTTTAATACAATAGTAAAATCCAGTAAAAAAAAAAAATTACTTTTAATAGATGCTTATCGCACGCCTATTGAAAGAAAAATATCAAGTTTTTTTCATAATGGTGAAAAAAAAATACCTGAATTTTTAAATCTTTCGGTTGATGAACAAATCATATTATTTAACAAAACATATTTATATGAAATAGAAAATCAACATATAATTTACGATATTTACAAACGTTTGAATATTCCTGATAAAAAAAAATATAACCTTAATCACAATTATTTTGTTCAAAAATACAATAATTTGATAATTATTAAGTTATTTTATAATGATATTAAAAATTGGGGAGAGCGATTATCCTATTTGTTACGTATTAATATAATAATAGAAAGTGATAATGTATCTCTTAAAAAAAATTATTATAATAAATATAAAGAATTTTTAAATAAATATACAGTCCCCAAAGAATATTTAACAACAGAATTACCAAAAGATATTGAATTTAAAAATTTTTTATCACAAAAACAACAAAAAGATTATATAAATATGTGGTTAAAAAAATCACATTAACTATTAATATAAATGTTGAACTGTTTTAAAGAAACTATTCAACAACATTTCACTAAAAGAGCAAAACTACATTTACCCATACTTCCATTAGACATTGAACAAGTAAAAACATTATGCAATTTACTTCAAGAATCTCACAACAAAGAAAATTCTAATTATTTAACCAATCTTTTTATGAATCATATTACTCCTGGTGTAGATGAAACTAGTTATATTAAAGCAAATTTTTTAAACGGTATATGCAACGATAACATTATTTCACCTTCTATAAACAAGGAAGATGCTATACATTTATTAGGAACTATGCAAGGTGGATATAATGTTCCAATACTTATAAATCAATTAAAAAATGATGAATATGGACATTATGCTTATATATCGTTAGTAAAAACCATATTGCTATTTGATCATTATTATGATGTTGAAGAATTATATAAAAAAGGTAATCCTCATGCAACAAAACTAATACACTCTTGGGCGGATGCTCATTGGTTTAAAAGACAACCCAACGTAGAGAAGTTAATAAAACTTACCGTATTTAAAGTAAATGGTGAGACAAACACTGATGATTTATCTCCAGCACAGGATGCATGGAGTCGTCCAGATATACCGTTACATGCGCGAAGTATGTTAAAAACACCTAGACAAGGTATTATACCTGATAAAGATTTTGAAATAGGTCCATTACAACAAATAAATGAATTAAGAAAAAAAGGAAATACTATAGCTTATGTGGGAGATGTAGTAGGCACAGGATCTAGTCGAAAAAGTGCCACTAATAGTATTATGTGGCACTTTGGTAGTGATATTCCTTATATACCAAACAAAAAGAGAGGAGGATTTGTATTAGGAGGGAAAATTGCACCTATTTTTTATAATACTATGGAAGATAGTGGAGGATTACCTATTGAAATGGATGTAAGTAACATGTATACCGGTCAAGAAATAGTATTAGACACACACGAAAAAATTACACGAGACTACGAAACGGGAGATGTATTGTGTAAATGGGATTATAAAACAAATAATATTTTAGATAGTGTTAGAGCAAATGGACGCATTAATCTTATTATAGGAAAATCTCTCACTGAAAAAGCGAATAATACTTTAAATAAAAATTCGGTTAACATTTTTAGACCAGTAAATTCATTTGATAAAGAACAATCAACATCTTTTACTCTAGCACAAAAAATAGTTGGAAAAGCATGCGGAAAAAAAGGAATAGTTCCAGGAACTTATTGTGAACCAACCGTGACAAGTGTAGGATCACAAGACACAACTGGACCTATGACAAGAGACGAACTTAAAGATTTGGCATGTCTCGGTTTTTCTGCTGATTTAGTGATGCAATCGTTCTGTCATACTGCTGCCTATCCAAAACCAGTAGATATTATTACACACAATACGTTACCTGATTTTATTAAAAATAGAGGTGGTATTAGTCTTAAACCAGGAGATGGAATCATTCACAGTTGGTTAAATCGTATGCTATTACCTGATACCGTAGGTACAGGCGGAGATTCACATACACGTTTTCCTATTGGTATATCATTTCCTGCTGGGTCTGGATTAGTTGCGTTTGCGGCTGCAACAGGTAAGATGCCTTTAGATATGCCAGAGTCGGTTTTAGTGCGGTTTCATGGAGAAATGCAACCAGGAATAACGTTAAGGGATTTAGTTCATGCTATACCTTATGTAGCAAAACAACAAGGTTTACTCACGATTGGTAAGGAAAATAAAAAAAATGTATTTAATGGAAAAATTATAGAAATAGAAGGGTTACCAAATCTAACTTGCGAGCAAGCATTTGAATTATCAGATGCTTCTGCAGAACGTTCTGCAGCAGGTTGCACTATTAAACTTAATAAAGAACCTATTATAGAATATCTTAAATCAAATATAGTTTTATTACAATGGATGATTCATGAAGGTTATGGTGATGTAAATACCATTGAAAGACGTATTACAAAAATGAAAGACTGGATTGATAATCCTATATTGCTAGAAGCAGATAAAGACGCAAAATATGCAAATATTATTGATATATATTTAAATAACATAATCGAACCAATTTTGTGTGCTCCAAATGATCCGGATGATGCAGTTACATTATCACAGGTAACTGGCGAGAATATAGATGAAGTGTTTATAGGTAGTTGTATGACGAATATAGGACATTTTCGTGCAACCGGTGATTTATTAAAAAGTGATAGTATTCATTTAAAATCAAAATTATGGATAGCCCCACCTACAAAAATGGATGAACAACAACTAAAAGAAGAAGGATATTATGATATATACGATAAAAAAAATGTTACATTAGAAATGCCTGGTTGTTCTTTATGTATGGGAAATCAAGCTCGTGTAGAAGATAATGCTAGTGTATTATCTACATCTACACGTAATTTTCCAAATCGCTTAGGTAAGGGAGCAAACGTGTATTTAGCATCCGCTGAACTATCCGCGATTACTGCCATAGAAGGTGAAATACCTTCTGCTGATACTTATAGAGAATATATGCGTATGGTGGAGCGTAATCAAGATAATATTTATCGCTATATGAATTTTCACACCATGGAAGAATATATTAAGTAAATACATAAATTTAAAATTAAAAAACAAGTGTTTATAGCAACTAGTAAAAAGTATATCTACTATAGATTATCGTCTTATTTATTTCGTAAAAAATATAGAAAGGATATAACTTCGTATGTTATATGGATAACTATTATAATATAGTTATTAATCCTATGGTATCAAATATATTTGAAGGAAGTGATAAATTAGAAAACGTATTATTATTGGAAAAATTAATTTTAAATGCATATAATAACTTATTAAATTGGAGTTGCCCAATTTGTTTTGATAGTATAAATACACGCGGAATGAAAATAGCGTGCCCCTACACGTGTAATCATATATGTTGTTATAGTTGTTTAGAAAATGAATGCAAATATATAAAAAAAAACAATATAATACCTTATAAAATAATTACATGTAGTTTATGTAGAGCGCGACCTAACAGTAAATGGATTCAAAAAGGAAAAATAAAAACAATACCTTTACTTTACAAGGGTATTTACTTGTATGTATGTGATGTTTCACTTTAGTTATATTTTTTATATGCATTATATATGATAAAAAATATAAATGGCACAAGATTACAACCTTGTTCATTGCATCCTATAACCGGATATCAACGTAAAGGATATTGCTATCATAGTAAAGAAGATGCGGGAAAACACTTAGTATGTGCAAAAATGGATAAAAGATTTTTAAATTATACCAAGTCAAAAGGCAATGATCTTAGTAGTGTGGTTAAAGAAGGCGATAACTGGTGTTTATGTGAAGATCGTTTTTATGAGGCATATAAAGCAGGTAAAGCACCAAAAGTAATAAAATCAGCGACTCATAAAAATGTATATAAACCGATTCGTAAAACCATACGTTCTATGAAAGGTGGAAAAAAAACTAGAAAGCAAACATTTTTATATCATCCTGATAATCCTGATAAATCGTTTGATGTATATATTAATAAAAATCCAAAAGATACCATACCTATAAAATATACTACTGTAAAAGATGTTAAAGAAACCATAAAAAAATTGGAAAAATTATATAAATCAGGAAAATATTCACATAAACGTATATGGCAAGTAGGAATGATTATGAAAGTTCGTTTAGAAGCCATGTTAAAACATCATAAAACACGATACCCAAATGCAAAATATGTAAAAGAACGTTATCAATTAGCGAAACGTTATTTTAATTTTTTATCAAAACGAACTCGTGCAGATAAACAAACAAGAAAAAAATTAGTATTTTCTAGTAAATAATATAGTTATGTCAATATCATATATTGAGGATCATCAAAAAGAATAACTTTATACATTTGAACTATTTGTATTATTATTTGAAAAATAGCAATTTTTAAATTTTATGTTATTTAATTTAATTTTACGTTGTTTTGGAAACCAGTAAAGGTATCCTGAAGAGATGGAAATTAAACAATATATAATAATATATTTATACGCTATGATCATTTTTAATTATATAAATACACTTGTTTATATTGATTTATGAAAATAAATATAAAATATATCATCCAAAACAATGAAAAAAAAAAGTTATTCAAAAAAAGAGGATAAATTCATCAACACATGTTTAAATCTATTTAAACATTTTATATAGTATCTATATAATGGCATCATTAAAACAGGGATATGCTTTTGTATTAAAA